CAACCTATATTCCCAATTCGTATACAAACACAAACGCAACGCCTACAGCATCAGGGGCGGTAGATGGAGCCGCATCCTTCGATGGCTCTTCGGATTATATTACAGGCACTGTAAGCGCTGCCCCTACAGGAGACTTTACTGTTGATTGTTGGTTAAATCCAATTACTTCTGTAACCGCGAAAGGCGTGTGGGATTTCGGTTCTGGAAATGGAACGACTGATGAACTTTTGTTTGACATGGGTATTGGTTCGGCAGGGGATATTTCTTTATTCATAAATCACGCTTGGCTTTCAAGTTCCACTCAGCCCATCGCCCTGTCTGGTAATTGGCAGCACGTTGCCATCACGTTCACGGGCGGCACGGTTACTTTCTACTACAATGGTGCCGTGCAAGGGACTCCTGCAACTGGAAAAACAAACACTTTAGCCCAAACAGCTTTTGTTGTTGGATGCCAAGGCACGACCCACGTCAATAAATATGCCGGGGGAATAGATGAGGTTCGTGTCTCTTCTGTTGCCCGTTCTGCAGACTGGATTCTTGCAAGCTACAACAACCAGTCAAGCCCATCTACTTTTTATAGTACAAATTTTGTTTCGGCAATTTCTGGAAATGCCGGAGTTGCTGGCGCAACGGTTTCTTATTCAGGAACAGCGTTGGGTTCTGTGACGGCTGATGGTAGCGGGAATTACGTTATCATCAATTTAGCGAACGGCAGCTACACAATCACTCCCTCCAAGACTGGTTACACCTTCTCGCCCACCAGCGCAAGCGAAACGGTCAACGGCGCGAACATCACGGGCGTCAACTTTACAGCGACACAAAGTGGTGGTGGTGGGAGATATTCAACTGTGGCTTCTTCTGCGTTAGACCTACAACTCATCAACAAGTTTATGAATTTTCTGTCTCAACTATAAGGAAAATAAAATGGCACGTCAAGCCTCGGTTCTCTCACTTTCTGCTGGTACAGGTGCTTACAACGTCACTCAAGCTGCAAGCTTCGCGGCTGGTGCCGTTGTCACTCTCACTACTGGCACCTATCAAATGCTTGAAATTAACTGTGACCAAGATGTGATGGTGACTGTTGGATTAAGCACTACTATTGCAACTCCAAGTGCTACTAACGGCAAGCGCATTCCCGCAAACCAGCAAACCACAATTGACCTCGGCGCATCATTTAATACAATTAAAGTTTTCAATCTTGGCACCGCTAATGGTACTGGTGGTCAAATTGGCAGCACTGCTGCAAATCTTTATATCACGAAATTGACTGTTGTTTAAGGTTCTTTAAATGCCTAACACGATTTCTGGAGAAGCTGGAGCACTTCCGCAGGGTGGAGCAATTCAGCCTACAGGCGACCCCAACGCGACCACTTCAATGAATCAAAGTGGCATCGGGCTTGTAACAGACCGCAATCGTCTGATTACTTGGACACTCGATACCTGCCAACGCCTTCGCAACTTCCGTCGTCCCTATGACCAGCGGCGTTCTTATTTCTATCGTCAGTTTATTGGTCAACGCGATAGGCGGATGTATCCAGATAACATCACACCAAGGTCGAACACTTTCGTTCCTCTTCCTTGGTCGAACGTGAATGCGGTTGTGGCCCGTGTACATGACGCTTTCTTTGGGATTGACCCTCCCATTGAGGTCCGTCCAAAGGGCGGGACGCCTGAAGCTGCTTGGCAAATGCAGGCTGTTTTACTTACCTGTTTGAAGAAGGCTGAATGGATTAAGTGCGTCGAACTCGCTTCGCGTGACTGTGCCATTTATGGGCACATGGGCATTAAAGTTGACTGGGATTGGAGTGCGGATACTGTTACTGGCCCTGAGCCAATCTACCAGATGCAACCCGTTCTGGATGACTCTGGCAAGCCAAAAATGAATCCAGATGGCACTCCAGACCAACTTCCAGTTCTCAATCCTCAAACTGGCAAGCCAATTCAAATTGGCACTCAACTTGTTTCAAAAAAGATTCCGCGCAACTGCCCCAAGCTTATCCCAATTGACATCTATGACCTTCTAATTGACCCCGATGGTCAGCAAGTGGCTCATGTAATGGAGATGTCTTGGGGAGAGATGAAGCGGCAATGGGAAGGCAATAAGAAGCTTTATTTCCCTGAAGCAATCGCTGAACTTGACCAGCGCATGTCCGGCTATCAAGAACTTGACCGCGATGGTATTATCATTAGAATGTGCGAACTTTGGGACAACAACAGCAAGACTGTCACCCTAATCACCTTTGGAGAAGATGCAGACGCGATAGGTTGGAAAGACCGTCGTTATCAATACCGCAATGCAAGCTATAGCGCCTATAAACGCCGAATCTATAACGGCCCTCCTGTCCTTTTATACACCGGACCTAATCCATTCGCTCATCAACGGATACCGATTCTTCATTTGCCTTATATTGCAGTTAAGGGCGACCTTTATGGCATCGGTGTAATTGAAACCACCTCAGACCTGTGTGAAGGCATCAATGTCTTCACCAACATGATTACGGACAATTGGAACTTGGGCATCAATCGTCGGTATGCCTATGACGTGCAGGTTGATATTGACCATGACCAGTTGGATATGGGGAACGTTCCTGGTGGAAAAGTTGGAGTTGTGGGAGACCCATCAAAAGCTATCTTCCCGCTGCCAAACTTTGTTCCCAGTCCCGACGACTATCAAATTCTCGACCTCTATCAAAAGATGGTTGAGCAGGGTTCTGGTATTTCTGACTTTTATTCAAGGGGCGTGGGTTCTTCAGGCGGAAACCGCACCTCAAGTGGCATCTCTCAAGTCATCAACGAATCCGGTTACATCTTCAAGTTGTTCATCCGTCGCTTTGAACTGGAAATCATGCAACCCATCTGCGAGATGACTGCCAGCATGATTCAACAGTTCGCCACTGATGAACTTGAATACTCTATCACTAATGCACCACCGGAGATTGCGAAGTTTGGCTATGTTAAGCTTGAAAATCTTCTTGGTAATTATGAATTTGATTTTGTTGCGGCGAATTATGCGACTGGGAAAGTTGTAAAGCAGCGCAACTTAATGGCCGCTTACAATCTTGCAATGCAGTCTCCGTATTGTCGCCAAGGCGAATTCCTACGGGAAATCTTCCGCTCTTTGGAAATCCCCTTTGCTTCTCGTTTGCTCAAATCTGACCAAGAAGTTCAGCAAGACGCTGCACAGACCCAACAGGCTCAAACAATGGCTCAGATTGCTGACCACTTGCTCAAGTTTGAATCCAAGGCTGCGATTGAACAAATCAAGAAGCCTGAATTCATGCCAGCGGGTTCAGTGCCTGCTCCAACAGAACAGGTCAAACATGGCGCTGCTATCCAAGAGGAAGTTGAACGCTTCCTCGCGGAACAGTCAGACCAGATGTTTGGCACTCAGCCAGGGGCTGAGGCAATTCACCCCGTTGGTCGAAAGGCCAAGGGCCAGTTTGAAGGCCAAATCCCAGGCGGAGTCCAACAAGATTCGGAACGCAGTTTTGCCCAGCACATGGGCAGTAACGCCCTAGGAACTTCAGGAACATAAGGAAAAATTAAATGGAATCCTCTTCAGAACGTATAGCACAAGAATTTATGCGGGAAGGCCGCCCTGCTCCTGAACCCCTTCAGGACAAAGGCGTTCGCCCCGGCGATGTCTCAATGGGCCTCGAAATCAAGACTCCCCAACCCGGAGCAGGTTTCAAAGAATGGGCCTTGAAGGGCTTCGATAAAGATGGCGGAGCTAAGTCCGGCCCAGTCGCCCCAGATAACCACGATGTCAAGCCGGGTCAGCCCGCTGATGTCAAAGCCAATATTCCCTTGATAGTCAAAAACCAATAAGGAAAATAAAATGCCACGTCAAGATGATGGCGGAGTTGCTCAGAAACTCGCTGCTGCCAAAAAGGTTCTTACAAAAGCTAACGCTTTCCAATCTTCCGTTGCGGCTCAAACAACTCAGTTAACGGGCCACGACATCGGCGTTACTTTCGCGCAAGAACATGGCAAAGACCATCAGGGTTCTGCACCTGTGCCGATTGCTGCTCCTAGTATGTTTCCACAAGCTCAAACCAATCAAGAAGCGGAATCCATTCGTAGTGGACTTGCTTGGCGAGCACAACAGATAAAAGAAAATCCCGAATTGAATTATAATAAATAAGGAAAATAAAATGAGTTCATTTGAAGACGCAGTTGCCCATGCAAGACAGCAAAGTAACACAGCCTCGCCCAGTCCCGCGACTCGCGGCACTCTAGGTAGAGCGCCCGGTCCCGGTCAGCGCAGCGATGCCAGTGGGAGCTTCCAATCTGCCCACAGCAACACCGCTGTCCCAGCGGGTCGAATCGTCCCTCAGCACCCAGACGCCTCCGGTGGCGGACTCGGCATGAGCGGCGAACTGGGTGGAGTTGACGTCCAAGACTATGCTCCTGGTGGCGAGTTCCAAGCTGCCAACGACGCCTCGTGCGTTGATGCCCACGACTGCGCCAACATTTGGCCCGATGCCCAAGGTGGCAAGAGTTAATGGCGAAGTTTAGTATCTACAGCCTGACCTTACCATTCTACAAGTGTCCTTTAGATGTGCGAGTAAGTCTATGTAGAAGCTGTCTCAAGGCTAGACTCAAGGATTGGCCCCATTGGAAGCTCGTAAGGAATTGCGGTTCCAAGTACGCCTATAAATGTGCCGACTGCTGCCGCCAGGATTTATCCTTGCTGCAAGACGGTTGGATGGGAGATAAATGAAATACCATTGGAACTCCAAATGTCTCTGTCACACAGACGATACTAATCGTGCTGATTACTTGACAGGAGACCTCTTCACATCCTTTAGTCAAGATGTCCGCGCAAAATGCACCAAATGCGGATTTATTCGAGACGAGCATTTTCAAAAGAAAGTGGACGGTGAGTGGAACTTCCTCTGCCCAACCTTCACGGGAAATCCCGCTAGATTTCCAGCGGGTCAATAAGGAGAGTATTATGAGTTGGAGGGATTGGTTCAAACAACCCACGAAAGTGGTTGTGCAATACAAGCTTGTTGAGGTGAAAGCCCCAAGGACCCCATTGCGGTGGGATGCTTCCACTAAAGAAGCCGTTTCCACCCTACAAAGTCATCCGGGCTTCCTCGCCCTATGCGAGCGCCTCGCTCTACAACGCGCCCGACTTGAAACTCAACTTAGCCACGATGTCCACAAAGACTTGCGTGAGGTTGACATGCTGCAAGCTGGAATTTACTGGTGCTCGTGGTTGCAGGAGCAAGTTGAAAAAGCCACCGTCAAAGGGTCCACTAAGACCTTCGACGCGATGGAAGATGAACTTGCTGCCTTTAAAGAAATAGAAAG